TGAAGTGGGATTATGGTTTAAGGCCTGTATATAATATACTTGTATATATTTAAGTGGCCTAATACCTTCCCAATTCCCATCTTAACTTACCCATTAGGATATTCCTTCCTTCGGAAGGAAGGTATCTTTAGCTAAAGCTAAAGCTACTGTGCACGACGCGTTAAATTATATTATAAAAGAAGCCATACTCTTCGAGGTACCAAGTTTACTATGGAACATAAACAAACCTAAAACTCAAGAAATATGGAAAATTTGAAATTGACTCATGAAGAACGAAGAATACTTAAGTTGAATGGGATTCTTCCACAATCTATTGCTAAGCTAGTTAAGTCTAAAGTTATCCGATTAGCTTTCAAGTTAGGAAGTAGAATTTCAATGAGAGAATCTGAAAAATGTTATTTCATTGGAATTACTCTACCAAAATCCGAGAACTTAGACCTGGATTTATTTGAAGAACTGAAGAACAATGCTAATGGACTCAAAGAAATCATTCAAAAGTCTAAATTATGAAGAAACTTAAAGTTGCCATGATAGTCCTTTTACTAGGATTTACTATTTACCTTTGCTTCAGGAATTACAAACTGAATCAACAACTCAGTATGTTACCTGATAAAGAGATCATTCAACATACTGATACAATTTATTTGAGGAAAGATTTCCTGCCAATTTCCTACGATAATTTACTTAACCCAAGTAGAATCCTTCTCTACAATTCTCCGCATTCTTCGGTTAGCCAGGGTTTATGCAGTACCGATTCAGCAGAGATATCAGAGAAGGATTCTCTTGTTCAATTAGTAATCGATAAGAATCAACTTACATTGAGTTTCCTTAATCAAAACTCAGGAATTTATTCTAGTAGGTTATTCAATATCGACACTAATAACTACAAGTATTCTTGGTATAACGGAAAACTTACCACACAAGAAATTAAATCTAGAATAAGATTAGTTCCTTATGTTTATGGTAAGTACCGACCCTTTAACAATCTATGGGATTTGGGAACAGGAATTTCAATCGAGACTAAGAGATTTAATTACAAACTGGGGATAAACAGTTTTTATTACCCAAGATATTTCTCAGGTATCAAAACTGATTTAGAACTGGTAGTAACTTATAAATTTTAGATTTTATGGCAAAGAAGATACAGGAAACACCAACTAACCTTACAAGAGAAGAATTATCTAATCTATCTAGGGTTACAACGGATGTTTTCTTTTTCAGTCTTTTTTGTTATGTGATACATCCAGTGAGAGGAAAGGTTCGATTTGAATTATATCCGTATCAAAAAGCCGTACTATACCAATTTATACTCCAGAGATTCAATATCTTGTTAAAGTTCAGGCAAGCGGGTATTACAGAACTTATATCTATGTACTGCTTATGGCTGGCATCATATCATCCTAATAAGAAGATAAACATTATCTCCATTAAGGATACAACAGCTAAGAAGGTACTTAAGAAGATTAAGTTCATGTATAAGAATCTTCCATGGTATATGCAAACCCCGATCATTAACGGAAGAACTGGGGAATTTGGTTCTGCCTCTATGATTGAATTCGATAATGGTTCATTCATAGAATCCATCCCAACATCTTCCGAAGCAGGTCGTTCAGAATCTCTTTCTCTCCTGGTAATTGATGAGGCTGCAATCGTTCGGTGGGCTTCAGCTATTTGGGCAGCTGCCTTCCCTACGCTTTCCACCGGAGGTTCAGCCATCATCAATTCTACTCCATACGGTATGGGTAATTTTTACCATTCAACATGGGTAGATGCTATAGCTGGAGGTAATCCTTTCAATGCTATTCGATTATATTGGCAGATGCACCCAGAACGGGATCAATCTTGGTATGACCAGATGGCTTCTGCATTGGGTCCAAAAAGAACTGCACAAGAAATCGATGGAGACTTTCTTTCTTCAGGTAATACAGTATTTGATATGGCAGATATCAAGGCTATCGAAGATTGCTTAAGTGATTATCCAGTTTTAAAATATCGTTTCAATCGTCAGTATAGACAATTCAACGAACCAGATCCAAATAAACAGTACTTTATCGGTGCAGACGTTGCAACAGGTAGAGGCTCAGACTATTCTTCTTTCACTTGTATGGACAAGCTGGGAGAAGAACAAGTTGTGTATAAGGGAAGAATGGCAGTAGATAAATATGCTAGGTTACTGGGAGATACTGGGCAATTATTTAATTTTGCTGTTGTAGCTCCAGAATCTAACGACGTTGGGTTAGCAGTAACTTCTGCTCTTCAGTCAGAAGGATACCCTAACCTATATTACTATCAAAAGCTTCTGAAAAAGAAAGGTAAGTCCAGACCAGAGGTTGATAAATCTCCGGGTTGGTTAACTACCCAAAAGAATCGTTCAGTAATTATAGAGGGTCTAGAACAAGATATTCGAGAAGAGAATATCATTGTGAAGGATCCTTTCTTTGTTCAAGAAGCTCCTACCTTTATATATGATGGTTTGGGTAGACCCGTAGCCATGGGTAAACACCGAAATAATACTTCTGCTGTAGATGTGGATTTGGAAGGAGATGTTTATTCTGATGATGATATATTTGGTAAAGCAATATGTAATCACATACGAAAAGGAAAAACTAATGTAATAATACAACCGAAATGAAAATTCTTAAGTTTTTTGGATTCGATAGAAGGAATCGATCTCCAATACAAGAAAACAAGGCTAATCCTCCAAGTAAAAAAGAGGAGGTACCTATTTCACCCGGTAGAGTATCGGAACCGGATGATGACCCAGGTAACTTCATTCATACATTGAAAGGCTTAACTCAGATGGTTACGCCTTCTTTTCGTGTTGAAGTGATTCAGCTTTTAAGGGATTTATATAAAGTGAATCCAGATGTTAACATAGCTTTACAGGACATGTTTAAGCTTGCTAATACTGGTCACAACATAACCTTCCCTAATAATACCGATAAAGAGGCTGATAAGATGAGAGATCATCTTTCTAAGGTATCCTCTAAATGGTCTAACTATACTGCTGGTATGGATGGTTTGGTAAACAAGATGATAGTTCAATTGATGATTAGTGGAGCTATCTCAGTAGAAGCTGTACCAAATGAAAAGTTAGAGGGTCTAGCTACTGTATTATTCCTCAAACCAGATAGGATAGTATTCAAAAGAGAGAATAATGGTGTATACAGTCCATATCAGAGGAACACTCTTTGGAATGGCTCGAATAAGCAAGATTATATCAAACTTAATACAGAGACCTACTGTTATGTGGGTATGTATAATGATACCGATGAACCTTACGGAATACCTCCTTTTATGGCATCTTTGGATTCATTAAAGGGTCAGCATGATATGAAAACTAACTTTAAACATATCATGGAAATCTGTGGTATGGTTGGTTTTCTAGAGGCTTTGATGGAAAAACCACAACAGAAACCTAATGAAAATGTAGAAGCTTACACTAGAAGATTAAATAGGGAGCTAATACGTTTGAAACAGAATGTAAGGGAAGGTATGAAGGATGGAGTAGTAACTGGTTACATTGATGACCACCAGTTTAAACTTAACTCTACTTCAAAAGAGATGAGCAATATTGATAAACCCTGGAATATGAACCAGCAATCAGTTGCTAATGGTTTGGGAGTAAATGGCAACCTAATTGGAGTACAAGCTTCCATTGGAGAAGGAGCAACTGGTATTATGCTTTCTAAGCTTATAAGTCAGCTGAAGAATATCCAAATGATAGTTTCTTATGTTCTTAAGTTTATTTATGAACTAGAACTACGTCTGGCTGGCTTTGATTGTAAGGGAATATCCATTACTTGGGGATCATCCACTATCTCTGATGAGGTTAAAATCCAACAGGGTAGACAATATAAGATTCAGAACCTTGACTTACTTTACAAGGCAGGTATCATTTCTCAATATCAATATGCTTGGGAAATGGGTTATGATTCTCCTTCAGAAGAAGAACCAAGAGTTTCATTGGAAGACCAATTTGCTAAGGGAGGTAATTCAGACCCACAAGAGGGTACTAAGAAGAAACAGAGACAGGACGATAAGAATCAATCCGCTCGTAGATCAAGAGATAAAAATAACCCGGCTCCTTCACGAGGAGATCAAAATACTAAATCAAGATGAGTAAACCGATTACTAAAAAGAACAGAGAACATTTGGATTCTTTAGTGATAGGTAGTGGTCATACTATAATGGCTGGGTATATCCCAACATCCATAGAACCACAAACCTTCTCGGAGAATTTTTATAAATGGGCTCAAACTTCTAAGGAGTCAGTCAGTCAATTTGGTTTTTGGGGAGGAGAAATAGATTATAATACCTATTATCCTGACTTGAAGCCAGAAGAACTTACTCCTAAAGATGAGGAGTTTATAGAACCAATGTTCAGATTATTATCTGCAACTATTGTGTCTAAGAACTGGAACCCTACCGATTTTGGTCAAAATGGAGTATTAAAAGCTTCTATGAGAATGCTCTTAGGACAAACAGTAAACTGTGACCATGAGACTAATATTGGTAATGCTATTGGAGCTGTATCACAAGTTATCTGGCAAGATGAATACAAGGATGGTTCTTTTGTTATTCCTGCAGGTATTAATGGTATATTAAAGATTGATGGTAAAGCAAATCCGAGAATTGCTAGAGGCATTCTTATGGATCCTCCATCTATCCATTCTAACTCAGTAACAGTACAGTTTAAGTGGGATAAGTCTCACCCAAATATGGAAGATAACGAATTCTACCAGAAACTGGGTACCTATGATTCTAAGGGAGTTATGGTACGAAGAATCGTTACTGAAGTAGTAAGATACTTAGAAACTTCTTTGGTATCTCATGGAGCTGATGCTTTTGCTCAGAAGATTGGGGATGATGGTAAAATCATTAATCCCAATTTTGCCAAGAGAACTTGGGCTTCATACGAAGAATATAGGGATGATAAGTCTAAACAGTATTTCTTCTATGATACGAAAACTGATCTAGCTTTGTTCAGTGAAAATAACGATACTTCCCAATCTTATGATGATAACCAAGGAAATCAAAATCCTAATAATAAAGATATGAATGAACTACAAAAATTTTTAGAAAGAATCTTTGGTAAAGATTGCCTTACTCTTGCCGAAGGTACAGAGATGAACGAGGAAACTGCATTTGCAGCCATTCAGGAATTGGTTAATTCTCGTAACACTCTTCAGACTACTGTGGATAACTTAACTACAGAAAAAACTTCTCTTACAGAACAGGTTACTAATCTGAATGCAGAAGTTGCAAATCTGAAAGAAATGGCTCAGGTAGGTAAAAACCACATTGCATCTCTCCGTGAAAATGCTGTTGCAACCTATAAAAAACTTATGGGTGACAAAGCTGATGAAACTATCGTTACAATGTTGAATGCCGAAACTACCGGCATGGTAACTTTGATCTCTCTTACTAAAGATTACCAAGCTCGATTGGAAGAAAAATTCCCAATGACCTGTGCTAAATGCGGTTCTCATGATGTAAGCCGTGCTTCTTCTGCAGCTGAGCCAGAAGATAAATCTGATAACAAAGCTACTGCTCAGAATTCCGAAAAGAGTACTGAAGAGATTCTGAAAGGTATCTATTCAAACAAATTAAAATAATCTCTAAAATAAGAAGAATATGAATACACATCCTACTACTAAGCTGGTAAATCAGGATCAACCGATGACTCTGTTTGGTGAAAAAACTCCCAGAGCGGTGATCTATAAGAGCGAATCTCACAAGTTGCATCAGGCTTTCTGTGTAAAAGAAAACAAAGTTATTCATCAGGGTATGCCGGTAGCTTTGGATACCGATGGTAATATCGAACCTTATATCCCGGGTGGAGATGGCAGCCAGGTTTATCTGGGTATAGCTGTAACTGACAACATTAACCCTGCTTATCAGGCTCAAAGAAATTTCCCCGTAGAAGTAACTGTAGCTGTAGAAGCTTTCATGGTTGTAAACTGGGTAGCTAAAGAGGCTATGGAATGTGGTTATGTAAAACCCACAGATACCCTGTTGATTGACCGTTTCATCACTGCTGAAACTTCAGCCGATGAAACAAAATTCATTAGCATCGTACCGGCTGATGAAGCTAATGATATTATTCAAGTATTGGTACGCTAATCATTAACTGAACATTAAAAGAACAATGAATACAGAATTTGCACAATTGAAAATGGAAGACCTTAGAAAGGAACTTCCAGAAATGGTAAGAAGTTTGGAAGCATACCGTCAGGGTTCCAACAACACATTGCCTATTGAAGTTACTCTGGAAGAACTGGTACAGGGTAAATATGGTGTATCACAGGATGCCTTCTTTGAAAAGTTGGGCATTAATCCGAAGATTGATACAATGCAGAACATCTTCACTATGCCGCAACAGAATATCCGTTGGATTGTACCGGAAATCATCCGTGCTGCTATTACAACTGGTATGCGTCAGGCACCTTTCTACCCGAACATCATTGCTTCAGACCAATCAATTAATGGTTTGCAGGTAACTATGCCGATGGTAAATATGTCGGATGCTGCTCCCGCTAAGGTAAATGAAGCAGAAACAATTCCTTTGGGAGATGTAAGCTTCGGACAGAAATCAGTTTCTCTGTTCAAAATCGGTAAAGGATTTAAACTTACTGACGAAGTTAAAAACTACGTTTCAATCGATGTATTGGGAATCTATCTCCGTGACTTTGGTATTCAGTTGGGTTATGCTATGGATACTTTGGCAATGGATGTTTTGATGAACGGTAACAAAGCTGATGGTTCTGAATCTGCTCCGGTTATTGGTGTATATGAAACAACCAACGGTATTACTTATAAAGACTTGTTGCATATCTGGGTTCGTGCTGCTCGTATGGGCCGTAACTTTACTACTATGATTGGTGGTGAAGACCAGGCTATCGAAATGTTGAACTTGCCTGAATTTAAAGAACGTCACTCAGGAACTACAGAAGCTACACTGAATATCAAGTCTCCGGTTCCCAACAAGGCTGATTTCTATATTCACCCGGGAACTCCTGACCAGCAGTTGTTGATGGTAGATACCAGTGCTGCCTTGATTAAGCTTACTGCTAAACAGTTGATGCTTGAATCAGAAAGAATCGTATCTAATCAGACTGAAGCCGTATATGCTTCTCTGACTACTGGTTT